ACTACCCCAACAGCAATCGCGCCTAAGACTACTAGAAAGATTTTTGATATCAGGACTACTTGTTCCACATTTTCTGAAAATGATTTAAGCCCGTCTACAATGCTCTTAATCATCCCCGGCATGTCTTTGAGGAGAGGGATTAAGACCTCTTTGGACATGAATTCCTCGAAAATCTCTCCAATGTCTCTAAGTGGACCATCTGCTGCCATAAACTCCTCAAGCATCTCGTTAATAAGGGGGGTCAATTTTGAAAATGTGGGGGCTAACTGAGCTAAAGTATTCTTAAGAATTTCCATCGTGGACTGCCATTTCTGGGCTTGTTTTCTCTGGTCTTCAAAGTCTGCCGAAGTTTTACCGATGTTGCCATCCAGCGATTCGAAATCTCCGGACATCATAGCTGCCAACTCACCTACGTCTTTCAATCCCAGCGCTTGAGTGTAGAATTTCTTCTGGTAGTAGCTCATGTCATCGAAAGAGCCGGCGGAATTCTTAATGCTGTCTCGCAGCATGTTGAATCTTTCTACAGGATCGGTAGTCATCATCAGATCCATCGCATTGACCATGTTTCCACCAATTGCAGCGTTCAACATTCCAGCTTGTTTAGCGGCGCCTTCAAATGTATCAAACTTATCAGTAATCGCCAGAATACGATCCATTTCCATTCCGGTCACCTTCGATACTGTAGCTAAATTCTTGAATACTCGATCAGCATCGCGACCAAACTTAGCAAGTGAGCCACCCATCTTGCCGAATTTTCCTACTAGTGTTCCAATATCGACACCGATATCTTGAGCGTGAGCGGAAAGCCCCAACACTAAATCATCAGTCTCGTCTATAGACAGACCCATTGACTTTGTACCTACTTGCGCTGCAGCAGCGGTATCAGCATATGAGACACCTAACTCCCCTAGGACTGCTGCAGTGCGTAGCAGTTGGTCTCGCTGAGCTTTACTGGCCAGTGTGTAATCACTAGTACTCTTATAGAGTGCCGCTTGAGCTTTGTGGGCTTCTTCCATTGTTACACCGGTACTACGTAATGCATGTTCTGTCTGTACAATTTGCATACCAAATTCTGCTTGGGCGCCTGTGGCGCGTTGGAAAGCAACGGTTGCATCCCGAGTTTTGACTGCCAACATTATGCTCCATTCAACGAGCTTCATGATAGCTCCGATGATGAGAACAATTATACCAATTCCCAATGCAGCGGTAAGCATGCTGGCGGAGATAGCGCCGGCTTTAAGAGCCATATTGAGCCCTGTAGCCATCTTCCACATGTTGTGGATGCCCTTGCCGGCGCCCAAAATGGCTTTACCCATCCGGGACTGCCCCAGAGCCCGTTGACCTAAGTTCTTCAGCATGGCTTCGCCTTGGGCGACAGCCTTATCCCCCTCTGTTTTATTAAGCTTTGCTAACCTAAGTCCGCGTGTCTTCTCCACAATAACTTCGCGGGCGTTCAGGGCCTCGATCCTTCCCGCCTCAGTGGTCAGATCTGCTTGAGCTAACTTTTCCTTAGCTAGGGAGATCTGCTTCTCTTCCATCTTCACTTCCTGGCGACGGATATTAGCAGCTGCTTCTTGTTTTAAGTATCTGTTGCTTTCCGTGTCATGAATCTGGTGCAGTGTCTCCATTTCTCGACCCATCATCTCCAGACTACTGCGAGAGATCTCTGCCTTTTCGCGGCGCTTGTCATTAGAGGCGACCAGGGTTTGATGTACCTCTTCAGATATCTTCCCTTCATCGCGCATCATGTCAAGCCCTTCTCTTTGTTGGGCGAGCATCTCTTTCTGTGCAGCTGCTTGCTGGCGAAGGTTCTGTAGTTCGGCTTGTTGTGCTTCTTGTCGTGCTTTGGACGCCTTGTTCTCGGCGGCTATCTCTGCCTCGACTTCATCAGGAGTTTTAGCTTTTCCAAAATCCATTGGATCTTTAGGCGACATAATTTACTACCTCCCTAATAATTAGTACTAAGCCAAAAAAGGCTTTATTTCACTATCGCTTGCGGCCTGGGGGTGGAACCAAGCCTTGAGGCTGATTATGTGCCGTCAAAGTCTGACTATTGGAAGAGCCACCTGAGCCCTTGTTCATTGCCTCGTTTTCATCTTCAAGTTGTTTAACGAGGCGCTCGGTGAACCAGTTTCGTAAACCTACAGGTAGGTTATATGCTTCCGTAAATGACCACCCGCCGGCATATTTTAAGAAGAAAAATTGTTCGTATACATTATGCATGTATTCATCGGTCAGGCCAAAAAAACTCCGCAGAGAGCGGAACCTCCATTTCTTGCTCATGCCCACACTCTCCGCACTCAAATTCTTGAGTTAAGTCGAGATCCGGGTTGGTGGCTCGATAGGCGGCGCGTAGGTGGCGAGAATCTGCCGATGGCATATTTTCTGCTAAATATAAAATTAGCTCTGGATCATCATCGCCGTTCACTGCTTTAATAATAGTGCGCAGTTGCAAGCTAATGTTCTTTTCTCCGTCTTTCTTCCGTTTCTTGCTTTCAGATAGCTTTATTAGACGTTTTTCATCTCGGCCGTTAAGCAGCGAGAAGGTTATGTCAACGTTAGTTTTAGGGAGAGCAACGTTAAAGGTGCCATCCTCATTATTTACTACTCCTAACTCCAAGCCTTCTTCGCCGGTCAGGATCTCTGAATCATTTAAATCAAAGGTGAAGTCTTGGGCTTTCGTGCATGCGGGGCATGTAACGGCTGTAGTGTATTCGTTTCCGTATCCAGAAACACGTGTAGCTACTACAATTGCGTTTTTGTCACCAATAAGAAGGGAGTCCGGATCAATCTGTCGATTGACTATAAGGCTCTTGAGCACTCTATCTAGCGCTATTCCTTTCTTAATAAGTGAGCGCGAAGTAAGGATATCCTCCTCCTTCGCCGTCATCTGCTTAATCTCAATAGTCGATTCATTATGCAGGGGATGTCCCTCTGGATAAAATCGCCCACCTGATGGCAGTTCTACGAACTCAGTAGGAACCACAAATGAAAATGGGCTTTCCTGCGTGTCTTCTGTTAGCTGTGGGATAGGCGCTTCTGAATTCGTATGTTTGGCGCCGCTCAGCCGTTCTCTATTTCTTGACAATATACACCTCTCAAATTATTAATTGTCTTTATACACCGAAGAATTCGTTTCCGCCACTTCCGGCTGTTGCTGCAGAGGAACCAGCTGTTTCGACGCGGGCCCAATCATATTTAAGGGTCACACTCATTTCGCTAAGCTCGTCTTCACCATAGGAAAGATCACCATACTTAACTTCTGTAAGAAACGCGTTCCATAGGGTCCAAGTCTCAAGTGGCTTACCATCAGAGTCGATCTGAGTGATATAGACGGTGCCAAGGGCGCCGGCTGATTTAGCCTTTGACATGGTCCCCATTTGTTCTGCAGTAGCGTCCGTGGGTGGTGCATATCCTGATAATACCACAATGTCTGACAGAGTTGCAGCCATATCTGGATTAACTGGGTCAACAAGGGTGACAGCACACTCGTTCCACGTTACTGAACCGGGGTACTGAAAAGTATGGTTCAGATATTTGTGCTCGGCGGTCGAAATAGTAAAAGAAGGCTTCTGCACCGTCTTTGCATACCACAAGGTGGCCCCGTTTCCGCCCGGATCTTGAATACCGGTAAATTCTACTGTAAATCTAAAAGATCTTTTCGGATCTTTCAGGGTGGTGTCTTCTCCAAAGTTTGTTGACCAGAATGGCATTTTAAGTTATCTCCCTTAATATTGTAACTAGTTGGTTCATAATTTATTAGTCGTCAAAAGACGCTCCAGTTGATGCGATAACAAAGTCAATCGCAATGAACTCGATGGCACGTGCTGGTTTGACCATAATCTTCGCATACATGATGTTCTGATCAATGAGGTCCGGGGTCGTAGTTGACTCATCTAAAATCAACTTATAATCCGTAATACCAAACGTGGTCTTCACATTCGCAAGGAATGGCTCCACAAGAGAGCGGAATCGATTCCATGTCGCTTGTACGTTTTGTTCGAAGAGAATCTTCGATGAGATGATGGAAATTTGCTTCTTGAGATAAATTACCAATCGGCGTACGTTAATACGGTCTAGTGCAGACTGACGCTCTTGTAGAGTTTTCTGTCCGAAGACTACAATGCCCGTAGATGGGAAGGAAGCAATCGGATTAATACTCGCTTCATAAAGCAAGTCGCGCTCTTTAGAAGTCAGTCGTTGAGTAACGTTCAAGATTGGAATACCAGCAGCACCCTCAGTGAGTCCGCCGCGGTTAAAGCCTGCGGGAGCAAACCAAAGCTGCGATTTCTTCTCAGAACTGGCGAGCACTCCCATCATAGCAACACTTGGTGGAATCCACAGCAAGCGGCCGGTGCCTTCATCACGAGTTTGTACCCATGGATAGAAGGTTGCGCCATAACTTGTGTCAATCTTGCGATCTCGAAGTGCGGTTGCTGCCTGAGTAGGTGTTGATGCAAGTCTGCTAGCTTTTGTGCTACGTGTGGATTGTTGTCCCTCGCTGCTAGGTAGAAAGACGTTCGGCAGATCGATGAGAGCCATGGCATCGCCGCGCGCGGAGCATATATCCATTGCCTTCTCGGTCAAATTGTTGTTCGTCAGCCCGGGAGCAACTAGCATATTCATGTCGACTGCTTCTGGATCTGAAACAGAGTCCATGGCGCGCGCCCACGTGTGGTAAATATAACTGTTGTCTTCCGTTGCACTGGTGGACATTCCGCCGTTCCATGCGGGATCTGGCTTGGTGATGTCCCAGCCATCGGTACCGCCCCATAAGGGCAGAGTAAATTTGTTGTAGCCGGCATCCAGCAGATCCTTGTAAGAGCCACTCGAAGTTTTTGACTCTTCACGTTGGCGTGAACCAGAAACGTAAGCGTAGCCACCCTTGGAGCCAGAAATGATATCATCAAGCGACATAACATAGGCGTAATTCTTCACACCCGTTTGATTTGTTCCTGCGGTCGGATCGTCGAGCCAGCTGTTATCCCACATCCGGTGAATTTCTCCAATTCCAGCTACTGGGATGGTGCTCTGCGATGTGCGTGTAGTCTGCATACCGAAGTAAGCGTTCCGAGGATCCGTAAGTCCGCCGGCAGAAGCCGAGACGCGGATACGAGCTTCGGGGAAAATACACTTCATCTGAAGAGACAGAAGCTTTGTGGCGCCTTTCAAATCGCAACCATAGTTGAATGGTGATGACGAGCCCGTGTAGGCATACGCGTCGTTTGCGACGGCCGGGCCT